AAAAGACAAGGCAAAACCCACTTATGAAAAATTAAAAGATTTGTCTAAAGAAGCTTATGAACAGAATAGAAAAGAGATAACATTAGCTGATGAACTTAAGAATCTAAAAGACAGAGCAAAAGATGGAAAAACATTATTAGAAAAACTAAATCCTTGCAAATGGGACAAAGTATCCATGAGAGTTGTTGAGTGTCTTCTTGGTGGAATGTCCTTTGCTGAAGCTATTCCTATAATAATAAAAGCAACATTGCAAAATACAAATCCTTATGTCCTCGAGAACTTGCTGATTGGACTTCCAATGGAAGAGAGAAAGAGAGTTGTTGAGAAGGTAAAAAGAGAATTAGCAAAAGTGTCTCAAGAATTAGCGGACAACTTCAAAGAACCATGGGATGAGCAACGTGAGAAAGACAAGGCCGAAGAAAACGCTGACTCATCTGCTGACAATCAAAAGATTCTTGATCAAAATCCTGCTGAGATTGAGGTGAGAAGGAATAAAGAAGATGAGCTAAAAGATTTAGCTGGAGTTAAGAAGAAAATTGATAAGAAAAAGAAGACTATTGAGAACCTTAACAAGGATATAGCCGAACTACAGAAACAAGCTTCAGAGCAATCAGAAATTGGAAAGAGAGCTATAAATGAAACTATAAAAGAAATAGAACTACGAATAAAGGCTCGTCAAGAAGAGATTAAAAATTTAGAAGAGAAATATGTCAAAGGCATAAAAGAAATACAATTAGAAAAGAGAAACACCTCATCAACACCAGCACTTGCAAATGCGGCTGCTATAGTGTTTGACGCTTATGTTGAGGCAATAACAAACGAACTATCAATTGATCGTCTCACAAGCCTTGTTGATAAGATTCCGGGAGCAAATGTGTTCAAGAAAATATTGATTGAATTGACTTGTCCTCGCGTAAATACTTTGCGAAGTGGTATTAAAGACTTGTTTGGTTCTCTGTCATTAGAAGTGTGTGACGAAGACGCAAAGAACTATTTCCTCCCAGCAATACCGGACCTTCCAAGATTCAGAGGAATAGGTTTGAAATTTGCACTTGAGAAGATGATAGAAATATTTAAAGATGCTCTTGTGGACTTGATCTCTCAATTGATAATTTCTCTAATAATAAGAATCCTCGACTTGATTGAGAACGGACTGTGTAATTCTATCGGAGTTCTCGGAGCTTTGTTGGCTAATGCTTTAACAGGGCAAAAAGGAAAGAATGGTTTCTTGGATGCCGTCAATGATGCCTTTTGCGAGAACGAGGATGCCCGTGAAGACACCGCAAGTGATTTGTTGGGTAAAGCTGGTATTCCAACATCAAAACGCCTAGAAATAGCAAATGCGCTCTCCTCTGCGGCAACAACAAGAGAGATAAAAGAAGCCCTGATTTCGGATTGCGATCAACAAAATCCAAAAGTAATGAAGGCTATATGGGCTGTAATAAAAACCTCTGGATTGAAACTAAACGGAATGCTGCAAACACCAGACGATATTAGAGATTTGTTTTGCTTAATGGGCTCATATCTCACAGATGACCAAAGAAGAGCAGTTAGAGACTCACTAGAGTTGAATGATAGGCCTATAAATCCTAGCATCTGTTTGACAAACGATGAAAGAGAACAGTGGGACGCTAACAGGGTTAATTTCTATGAGAACCAAGGATTAGACCCAAATGCAGCTAGAGACTTCGTCAATGGACTAAATAACAAAATGAATATGGACCTTGCCGATATGCTAGATTCATTAGCTAAAGGTCCAGAAGGACTATTGGAAGAAGCCTTGCGAGATGCTCTACGACCAAGAGATCCAAACTGTGCTGATGCCAACAATTCTATCATACCTCCTTTGCCTGAAGAATTTCAAGCTATAATGAATCAAATTGCCGAGGGAGTCTTTGGATCTCTTGCTTTCTCATTTACAAAAGACATGTTCGGAGATTCCAAATCATTCTTTGATAATGTGCTTGCTGATGAGCGAGGCGTGAGGTTGTCTTATGGATTATTATCCCATGAAAGACGAGTCGGTTTTGACTTGCTGTATCCAAATGCTGCTGATAGTGAAGAAGATCATGCAAACAAATTAGAACAAGCTGGTCCAATAACCAAGCGTTTTATGAAAGGCTTCAACGGAGAAGCAGAACCAAACTATCTATTTCCTCAGACAATCGGACTTTATCTGCATCAAAAGTATGAAGAAGAAATGGAGAAAGATTTCACTATAACAACAGAGAAAGAAGGGGATAGAAAGAAACCTGATCTATTGCTACAATTCAGAAATCAAAGCACTTTAGAGCAATTGGACTTTGACTTTGGGTTTAACCTAGCTTACAACCACTTCAGATATCCTAACAAACACATTAAGTCTGACGAATGTTCTGTAAGAAAGTTTGATATTGTAAAATTGTACGAACCTAACACAGTCACTACAAAGAGTAACAAGAACGTAGATGTAAGAGTAAATTCTAAGCATGGAGTAACAAAATACCCAGAACAACTTGAGAAGTATGACTTACAACAAAGTGAATTATCCTTGCCTTATGTTACAGAATTATTTGGAAATGTTATAAAGAATAGATATTCTAAAGGAAATGCAACCGGAATATCAAAACAAGATATCGAGAAAATTTACAATTCTTTAAATAATGTAATCTACAAAGGGTTGTCCAAAGCACTAACAACGGATGAAAGGCAAGAAAACAACTACCCAATGGGATATTTATTCGGATACAAAGATGATAAAATCACATACGAAGACTTGCTATATGTAAACCCAGAAGCCACAGATGACCCAAATACTTGGGAATATACTTACGAAGAAGAAGACGCTGTGCTAGGAAAATCAGCGACAGGAAACAAACGAGTCAAATTTCTAGATCCAACAAAGTATGGAGGAAGGTATGAAAAGCCAAAACTGTATGTTGAACCTGCTAAACACGATGGATGGTATAGAATAGCTCAAACTATAGTACCAGAATTAGATGGTTGCGAGCCAAGAAGAACAGACTTTTTGTTCTTAAACGAAATCACACAGAAAGTTACAAGCTTACAGAACAGCATCAAGATGGACAAAAGAGCTGAATTAGAACCAGACTGTATTTACGAGCCTGCGTTTGATAAGTTCATGACCCCACCAAATCATGCTTATATAGAAGGAATAAATTTAGCCACAATAAGAGCTTATTGTCTTGAAACTATTCTAAGATGTATGCCGATAGTGTCTCACTTGAAGCTTGATTTTAGGACAAATTATTCTGATCTTTTTTCTAGTTTTATCATTGACAAGATGGAAGATACCATGCAAGAACAGGGAACTTGGCCAAGGAGAATAAGAGACTATAAATACTGGCTGGCTTTCTTAGACCAAGTCGTACAATCTTCTTACAGAATGCTTGAAAGAGGAGACTTGCCGAAAGATCCCGAACTAATAGACTTACTACAACAGGCCTTAGAGGTATCAAAGTCTTATACCAGACCAACTCTAGAAGACAAGAGAATCCTATTTATGGTAAAGAAGTATACTGTGAATGGTGAAGGTAAGATAGTAGACTGCGAGTTTTCTGCTATAAATGTCCCACAACGAAGAAAGAATAGAATAGTAAAATACCTCAATGCAATGGCTTATAAAGCATTTGGAAAACAATATCAAAAAGAATTGTTGAAACTGAACAAAAGAGCTATAAAACTAAAGACTTTAAATCTTCAAACCTTAAAAGATGCTGAGAGAGATTACGATATTCATTCTAATGTTTCTTTGGCTAAAAACATATTAAGGTTCCACATAATGAAAGAGCTTGACTTTTACGGAGACAAGTTGGAGCAAGCTTTCACTCCACAAGTTTATATCAATAATTTGAGCAAGTTTTTACTTGGGGCCTCCAAGATACCAATTGTGTCAAACACACAAGCTGGTTTGTCTGAGATTGAATCACCTGTTGGCGATTCTGCACTTCCAAACTACGGAACTATCCCATCTGTTCCCAATAATAATGAAAGCCCGTTCACAAACCTTTCGGATGAAGAAATCCTTAAAGCCAAAGAGCAAGGAGGTTTATTCCTCCAAAAGTATATCAAAGTTACTCCAAATGAAGAAAGAACAATTGACCTCGAAGGAATGGTTTCGTTCACAGAGTTCAGAACAGCAATCGGCAACTTCACAGGAGACAAGACAAAGTATATTTCAGAAGTCTTTGGAAATGCAGTAGCCCTCCCAGAACTCGGGACATATGAAGGCACCATTGGCGTAAAAATGGGCGTTAGAGTCTGTTATTTGCTTCCCGAGGGTATTGACCCCTTTTCGTCTTCACAAGAGCTCCTAGGGGCTGCTAAGGCTATCAATGAGGACAAAGCGTACTTCACTAATGACGAGAATGGTCTAAAATATTTTGTTCCTCTCGCACATTTTGAGCAAGACATAATTGACCGAACCATCGAGGAGATAAATTTAGATGACGACAATTTTGATGAGGACATCAAATGTTACTTTGACAAGATGGTTGAACAAGATGAATTCAAGTTTATCTTTGAGACACTTTTGATAACAAACAAAGTATCATCTCTTATGGCCATATATTCTTATGATGGTTTCATAAACTCAATTGGCCTTGGTGAAGGCGAGAGAGAAGAAGGAAAAGAAGGTCCAAATAAGAACTTTATAGGATTAGAAGTTGGCTGGGAAGGTAGAATACTAGATGATACAAAGAAGAGATTGTTAGATTTATTTAGTTCTTATTATCTCTCACATGAGAAAGACCAAGACGCAGAGCAGCGAAGACAAAAAGAAAGAAGCAAGTTCTTGAAGAATCTTTTACCTGCTTCCATATTTAATTTTGATAGGAACGTGCGTTGGTGGCAATTGAGAAGAATCCAAGACAGACCATTTGATAAAGATGGAAAAGATTGCGCTGATACACTGATAGATTTATTTAGAGGAGAAGAATAATGTCTGCACCAGAATATGAGATAGCACCAACATTTCCAATAGTATATGGAGAAGGTCATGGATACGAAACAATACCCCAAGGTGATGAAATAGAAGTAATAAAGTTTCATTTAAAGAACATTGTACTTACCAATCCCGGAGAAAAGTTGTCTGATCCAAACTTTGGTGTTGGGTTAAAGAAATATCTATTTGATTTAGAAACTTCCGGAAACATAAACGGCTTGAAACAAACTATAATAAGTCAAATTCAAACTTACGCCAATTATTTCACGAGCTTGAATGTGTTAGTAGATCTATCCAAGATTTATGAAAATACATTAGTAGTCAGAATAGAATTCCAATTCGGACCAGATAATATAACCGATTATTTAGAGATCACTGCAACATCATAAATCATAAGCAAGACTAATTATTTTTGATTACAGGAGTCCGATAAGATGGCAAAAGGAAAAAATATCCCAATAAAATATACAAGTAGGGACTTTGATTCAATAAAAGAAGAACTTGTGAAATATGCCAAAAGGTATTATCCAAACAGTTATAAAGATTTCACAAACGCATCATTTGGCTCTATGATGTTTGATATGGTGGCTTATGTTGGAGATTCATTATCTTATTATGTTGATTATCAAGCTAATGAATCATTCTTAGATACCTCGGTAGAATTTGCTAATTTGAGAAAACATGCTAGATCTTTAGGCTATTCTTATTCAGGCGTGCCGGTTTCATATGGTATAGCTTCATTTTTCATCTTGATACCTGCGAATGTTGACGGAACAGCTCCTGATACTTCTTATATTCCTACACTCAAGAAGGGTGCAACAATAAGCTCAAAGAATGGTGTATCGTTTGTACTATTGGAAGACGTAGACTTCTCCAATCCCAAGAATGATG